CTGTAACAGGTTCAGTTGGATTATTTAAGTGACCTGCATAGGGATAGTTGGTATAAGGTACATCTACATTGCCTGCATATCTAATCTTCCACTGAGGACATTCAACCTGTGGTTTCCAATATGCAATTCTTGGTTTAAAGTTATCAGGTACTTTGACTCCATTCTCAACTTTGTAAAGGTGAATCATAATCTGACCTGCTACTTGTTCTCGCATTACAGGAGCAGCAAACACAACCTTTACGGTTTTGGTATCCAATACAAAATCATTATCTATGATTTCCTTAGATTCTCCGTAAACCTCGTTAAACTTAGTCTTGTATGATTGTGACCAATAATCATTGTCATCCTCAAAGGTAAGTTTATACTCCTTAGCAGTTAACTCACTTAGTGGGGTAATTGTAACTTGCTGACTTACATCTAGTTTATTACTCCAATCTAGTGCTTCATCCTTATAGGTTTGATAAAATTCATTGTACGGAATGATTTCAAGTACATTAGTCCGAAGCCTGTCCTGTGTTATATACAGGTTGTACATTGAGATAATACTTTTCAAGAAATCTCGCTGTTTCAATGACTTAGGCAAAGTGTATTGAATTTTCATTGTATCACCTTGCTCTAACTCTACTGCTACAGGTACAGTGTTACCAATTTTAAAAGAACCAAAAGGAGGTACTACTACCTGAGTTTCTAGGTTGCTTCCATATCCTCCTCCTCCTGCTACCTCTCCTGATAATCTAATTTGGAAATAGTCATTCTGTTCAAGGTCAACACCTCCTGATATTTCTACATCCCATACAAATAATTGTCCCTGCTGAATAAAGGTAACATTTCTAGAAGAATACAGAATTTCTGAACCTTTCTTCAATACAGAAACAGTCCAAACATTTTGAGTGTATGCTTGCAGAGCAGTTAAGGAAACCCTAATATTTAAGTTTAATCCTGTATTCAAAGGCTGTGCCTTTATCCATGTAAATTTTGTACCTCCATCTGATATGCTAAATCCTGAAGCCTCAACTGAACTAAACACCAATAGTGTAGAATAGTCAGGGTCATTTGTTACAGGTACTTGAAGTAGGTTTGGAGTTTGATTCAACAGAGTAGTACTCTCTCTAGTTATGGTCTTCTCTGCTGTTATAAGAAGTAACTTCCTAAAGTAAACCGACTCGAAAATTGGTGCAACTATTTGAAAACCTGCTTCAGTAAAGATTCTTTTCAAGATTTCAGTTACAAATACAGCAGGCTTAAAATTTTTAATAGGGTATATAATGCTGTCAGTACTAAAACCATAATCTACAAGAGGGTATACATAGTTATTTGCTCCTTCTACCCATTCTGTTCTTGTCCAACTATTCTCAATGTTAGTTCTGTTCCATACATGGTCATAGTCTGAAAATGGAAGGTCTGCTAGAGTTAAATCACCAAGTTCATGAAGGATATCTCTGAGCCTACCAAACATGTTAACCTCGTAGGTTATATTTCCTGCAAGGTTATTTATCTTCATCATCCTGAGAACACCATCAAAAATCTTGACATTGTCCAAGAAGATTTGAGCCTGTGCTTGCTTTGCAGGGTTAAAGTTTTGCAGAATGTTTACATCTTCAATAATGTATTCATTGCTTACAGAGATATCAAAGATATTACCAAACAACTGTTGATTCCTTGCCGTAGATGGCAGAACAATAGTTTTAGAGTAACTAGTGTTTCTTCTTTCAATATCAGTCACATCTGCTACTGAATAGGTAAATTCTACATCAATGTCTCCAAGTGTATCTGCTTCGTAACCTTCTACAAATAGTCTAGCACTCATATTACTTGTCTTTGGTTTACAAGTTGAAACTCAACATCTAACTCCACATTAAACAATTTGTCTGATGCAGTTTTCTTTACTTCATAGGTAGTTGCATTTGGTTTTACAGGAATCCATGAAGGACTTATGTAATTGTCATTAACTAGATTCATGTACACAAGTGGTGAACTATACAACTCCCTTAGTAATTCACTTTGACTATCATTCAAGTAGTCAGAGATTATTTTCCAATTCTGAGTTTCCTTAGTATAGTATACAGGGTTTATGTTTTTAACAACAACACCATTAGCCTCGTACAGTCCACCATAGTAATCTCTTTGATATCCTTTTCTTTCAACATTAAAGGTAGTCTTGTTAACTAGGTCAAAATTGAAAAAGTCAAAAGCACCATACTTGTTGATGTAGGCTAATCTCATTGGGTCATATCTCCCACAAGATTGGGTAAACATGGTTGCAAACTTGTACCTCCTTGCTGTTCCATTGTTCCAATTTACAAACAATTGAATTGACAATACATTTGAATTGTATGTCAGTGGTGTGACTTGAATATAGGTCACATGAGGACTTGTAACAACCGTTGGGGTAATATAGTAGGTCTGAGTAGTTAGATTGTTGTAGGTGACTAATAACTCGCAATTGACAAAGTATCCTGTATTGATAAAGCCAAACACCTGTGCATCTGTTTCCCTTACCTTGATTGTTGTCCAATCTGTCAAAGGTTTGTAAACTGTATTACTTTGACCTGTGTAGTTAGCATGATTTTCATACCACTCACTAAGTTCTAACAAAGGAAAAGCACCTGCAAATGCATACTTGGTAGCAGATACAACCTCACTTTCTACAATGATTTCTGCCTCACCATCAACTTCATAGTATTCATAGCATTTAAGGTAAAATCCCTTGATAATATTCTTGCTACTTGAAGATGTTGCTGTTTCATAAAAGCCTTTGCTGTATTGAAAGTCTACTGATACAAACTTAGATACATCAAACTCAACAGGGTCAGATACATCAGCAGGCGAATCATAGTATGCAGTTGTAATCAATTCATCATTGATGTTAAACACCTTTACTACATACTTGAAGCCAATCTGCTCAGATTCGGTAGAACTTATCTCGTAGTTAATCCTGTTGAATGCAGGCAATATGCTAATACTAGGCTCGGTTAGGGTTATCATTTTATGATGTTCAACATTAGTGTATCATTTCCAATTTCTTTAAGGTCAACTCTAAAAGCAGGCATTGCCTCATCAATTGATTTCTTTTTAAAGTTTGTCCCTTCAATACCATACTTCTTTATAAAATAGGCTAGAGTTTTGACAGAACTAGAGATTTGAGGTAACATTACTCGACCATCAGTTTCATTAATCAAGTTGGTAGCCTTGATTTCCATGTTCTTTCTTTTCATCCAACCTTCTAGTTGTTTAAGTGCAGCAGGAGGCATGTAGTAATTTTCAAATTGATAATACTTACCATCTGCCTTTTTGTATACCTTCTTGTTTTTTATAGTATGCTGTACACCTTTTACACCTTTGTCAATGTAATCTGCGTAGTCTACACCTACATCTATAGTTAATCTGTATCCTGTTTTGGTTTCCTTTACTTGAATTTCACCAAATGATTTTTTCAATGCACCACTATCCATTGGAGCATTCTTTTCCAAATGGTCTACTAGCCTTAATCCTAGCCTATCTAAGGCACTTTTAACATTGACCAATAGAACATCATCAACTTGAGCAACAAACTCGCTTGCTCTAAGTTCTCTGCCTCCTATTACAAATTTAGGTTCTACCTTACCTTTTGCTGCAACTCCCATTTTTTGTATTGCTGTTCTTTGTCTTTGTTGTAATCCTTTAAGTATGCTAGCGTGTTTAAGTATTCAATAACACCTAAACCATAGGCTTCGTTTACTGTAATGTTTTGAAAGTCTGCAACTTGTTTAGTGCTGTATATCCACCCCCATCTTGCCATAAATCCACTGCCTTCTGTGCTAGTTCCTTGTTCTCCATTGAGTAAGTTATGGTACTGCCGATTAATTCGTTGAACAGTTGACAAAAAAAAAGCATGCAACCATATACATCAAGGAATTTTGCCTCTAACATTTCTTCTGCCACGATATCATGTGGAATCTTACCATAAGGCATATACTTCTTGCCTTTCATTGGTAAAAAGAAACATGCTGCTATTTTATTTAACTGCATGATTTCACCACTAAAGGACATGATATCAATGAACTGACCTGCTACTATTTCTTGCATCTCGTAACAAAACTTATATCTTTTGTCTCCTACTTGCAAATAGTCTACAGGCTTTGTCTCAGGTATACTTTCAAAGAATGACAACTTATCATGGTACAAATGCATTAAATCCCTGTACTTGAAATTATCAAAGTACTCCTCATCCTTACCTGTTACAACAGACAACATCTTTTGCTGTTTCTCTACAATATTGAGGTTGGTATTGATTTCAATATCATACAGGCTAATAAATTGACCAACTTTTAGTTTGTCCCACATAATCTTAAATATATTTTTTGCTTGGTATGTTTATCTAAACGAGTACTTGCCTAAGTGACTGTTGCTAATCTTGTTAACAACCGAGTACCTAAGTGCATCCAGTCCGTGATTAAAATTATCCACGGGTTTATTAGTTATGACTCCGTTTTTGTCTTCGATGTACTTGTAGTTTCTTAACTCCTTGATTAGGTTGTAACTACTTTCAGTAGCATGTAACTTGTATCTCCGAATAATATCAATGCCTAAATTGATTGCTCCTTTGATTGTTGGCTTTACATTCCAACCCATTCTGTAAATTTCCTCAATACTTTTAGGTTCAGCACTATCCGCAAATACCTCATTGCTTTTATCAAGTCCTAACAAAGCCATTTCCTTTGCTATATCTTGGTTAGTCATGCCTGTCCTGTAAATCAATTCATCTACATACATGTTGTCATCTAGCACATAAGTCCTTACTAAGGAAGTTGGGTCATTACTAAATCCAAAGTCCAATCCGTATGCTACTAACTTTGCTTCTTTAGGGATTTGCTTACATACATTGAAGGTATAGACTAGACTTCTGCTTTGACCTCGTTCTCCTAGTCCATAGACTCGCCAATAGTTTTCATCTACTTCTTTTAGCCTTTCAATCTCTTGCTTGATTACATCCCCTAGAAAGGGATTATCCTTGTAGGTAGTTTGGTGAAACTCAACATCTGTTCTAGTTAATACTTGGTCATAAATCCAATGGAATTCTTCCGAAGGATTATAATCCAAAATAACTCGTTCATTGGTTCTAAAGATTAACTGCTGCCAATCCTCGTAGTTTAGTTCGTTTGCCTCATTGATAAACAACAGGTCTCGCTTTCTACCTCTGATTTTTTGAGGCATATCTAAACTTATAAACTCGACAGTATTACCGTTTATTTTATATTCGTTTGCAGTCTTGCTGTGGTAGTCTTCCGAATACAATTCATTATCTCGAATGATTTGAAAAAAGTCTCGCATTACTGTACCTCGCAATGCAGGGAATGACCTTCGGCAAATAGTTATAATCTTGCCTGTGTTCTTGTTACAATAACTAAAAATAATCCAAAGCAAAATATTGTAGGTCTTTCCTGAACGAGTTCCACCTTGTTCAACTACAATCTTTGCCTTGCTTGTTTCAAGATGCCTAAACACCTTGTTTGTTTTAATACTAACCGTTGTCATCTACAATACTGACTTCAAATAGTTTTTGACCATCCATGCCTGTCAGTTCTTGTCTTTCGACATATCCACGATTTTTACCCTTTGTCTTTAGGTAAAAAATAATAGCAGTAATGTTGCCATCAAGTACCTGCCTTTTCAGTGCTGTCTCTGCTGCATCAATATCTCCTTCTTCAACATGCCATATAGTTTCCCGAAAGTCATCATCATCTCGAATCCATGCATAGAATGTTGCCCTTGAAATTCCAACTGCTTTACAGGTAAGGTGAACATTGTTTGCCTTCTGACTATAGACTTGAAGAAATTCTGCTTTCTTTTTTTTTTGCTTATCCTCTCTAGTCTTTACAGACTTTTCTCTTTCCTTTTCTGAAAATCCCATCCCTTTTTTATTATTGTTTTGTTTGTTTATTGAATTACACCTTATTCTTTAACGAAAACACCACCAATAGTTTTTCCTTTTCTATCCTTTATCTCATTCCAAGCAGTTTCTAGACAATCCGTTGGGTCAAGTCCTAACTGAAATGATAGGATAATAAGTGTAACAAATGCATCACCTATTCCATCCTTAATCTCTCCATCTTTTCCTTTTGCTAATGCTCCTGCTGTTTCACCTACCTCTTCCATTACCTTTAGCATTTGCTTTGCAGCATTGTCTCTTGTAAGTATGCCTTTGTCAGATGCCCAACCAAATACTTTTGTAATTAAATTTTCAAAGTTCGTTTCCATTCTGTCAGTCTTCATTGTTGTTTACTACTTGATACTTAAATATTATTTTTCCTCGTTCTGATTTTTGATTGTGGATTTTGAGCAAAACAAGGTAGCCTATCAAATCATTGATTACATCCTCATCATCATGCTCAAGACTACCATTCTTGATTCTTTTTAATTTATCATCTATTCTAAGGAACAAACCTTCTTTTGGTGATAGTTTGCTAAATACTCCCAAAGGTTCTAGTGCTGAATTGCCATACTTTCTGTTTTTTTGAATAAGCATGATTTCAATTCTATCTAATACTTGTCCTACTAAGATTTCAAAAGATTCTTCCATTTTATTTAAACACCTCAATCCAAGGCATGTAATTAGTACCTAAATCTATTTCTAATTTTAATCCGTTTTCTTTTGCGAATTCATGAGTAAATCCATAACCAAGACAAGTAGGGCCTGATAGGTATACATCTCCATTTACCTTTTTAACAAGGTTTACTAATTCATTGATTCCTCCATTGTTTACATCTGACAAGGAACTTGCATAGACAAATTTGGTTTTGATATCAAACAGGTGTGCTAGATAATGCAATCCATTTCGAAGACAAACTGAGTAACCAACAGAATCAAAATGAGACAAGTACCTGCTAAACATATACTCAACAGTAAAATCATTATAGTAATTCTTTACTTTGTTATAATGTTCAGTCTTCCACTCGTGTCCACTGATAATAGTATCTTTGATTAATGCACGATTACTTGACTCGATAGTTA